TGTTGCGGTTTCTTGATTATTAAAATTATTTCCATAATTGATATAAATGTCGTTGCGGATATCTGCTGATCTTGTAATAGTTGATAATCCTTGACCTAAAGCATGTTTTGCATCTAAATCAACATAACCATTGGCTGCTAGATAAGTCTGCCTGTGGTCTGCATCTGCATAACCAATATCTCCATTAGGTGCTTCATAAAGATAACCAAATGCGCTATCTGCAATGAAACTTGCAATGTTATAGACAGTATCAGGATCGGCTGATCTGCTAGACATTGTATAAAGCCCGGGTTGATCGATTTCTCCTAAACCTTGATTACCTGCCGTTGCCCAAGTTTCTGTTGCGTTATAGGTCGCCCATGTTGTAGCTGCTGGAACATCATTCCATGATGCTAACAATACGCTAGACAGCAATTCATAGATTTGGTCGCCATCCTCATCTTGAGAAAGATTGTCGTTGTAGATTTCTTTCGCAAGTTTAACTAATGAACCCATTGCAAGGATTGTGTAATTGACAACAGTTGCCAATGATCCAGTTGCACCAACCTCAACAGTTACATCAGTAACATCTCCACCGAATAAATTTACATAAGTTCCTGAACTATCTTTAACTTGCAAACTTAAAGAATCATTAATTTGAAAAGGCAAGGTTTGACCGGATAAGGCAACTAGAGCAACTTGCAAATAAGATGGATTCGGTTGAGTATAAATATCATCTCGACCGGCTTGATGGGCAATATCGCTGATAGCAATATCGGTGTAATCAACACCAGCAACAGTTAATTTCCAGTCAGGTGTCCAGACTGTCATTATCGAGCCCTAGTTATCCCGCTGTTGTATAGCTGTGGAACTGATCGGGATGCGCTCTGATTTAACACTTTTGCAACTGCTCTTGCAGCACCTTCAGAATCTACGGCTTGAACTGTAATGTTAGTAACTGCTGTTGTTCGGTTCTCTCTAGTGTTTGCCGGAACTGCTGGCAATGGTGCAGCCCCTAACATTCCTAATTGACTTGCACTAGGGGAAACATTTGGAATATATCCAACATCTCCTCCGGGTTTAATGATATTAACAACTCTAATTGCTTGATTTGCTAACTCTGTCAATCCGCCAATAACTTCACGAATAAAGTTAAGCAAGCCCTTTAATATATCTGCGAGTCCGCCAATTGCTTTGCCAAATGTTTCAGCACCCTTTTGGCTTTGTGCCAGTCCTGCACTTAATCCTTCATCTCCAGTTAATCCTGCAATAAACGCATTTAATGTTGGAATGCCTGTGTTATTCAAAAAACCAATAAATTGTTCAACGGCTGGAAGTAAAGCAACACCCAATGATTCCTTGGCTTCATCAAATCCTACTTTTAAGCGATCAATCTTGCCTTGAAATGTTTCGGCATTAGCGGCTGCTGCGCCACCATAAAGATCTGATAGTTTCGCTTGAACTTCGGTGAAAGATAAGGTTGATAATTCTGCTTTTGATAAACCAAGCCCTAATCTGCCAAGAGCTGTGGTGTTTCCATCTTGAGCCCTGCCTAAAGCATTGGCAACAGTTTCTAATTCTAATCCTCGACCTTTAGCAATATCTAAAGCAAGATTTAATAATTTCTGGGCTTCCTCAGTTGATTTTGTCGAAACCGCTAATCTCTGCATCGCTGGTCTAAGTTGGTCATCAGCCACACCAGTTGCTAAAGATGTCTTAAGGATCATTGCCTCAGTTGCCGCTATTTGGGCATCAGTAGCCCCTGTGGCGGTGCGTAGAGCAGCAGCCAACCTTAACTGAGCAGCCTCATCCTCAATGGCAGCCTTGACCCCATCAACGGCTAATTTAGTGCCATAGGCAACGGCAGCAGCAGCAGCGACTGCAAATGCAGCAGCAGCCTTCTTCCCAAACTCTGAAATTTTGCTTGAATTACTTTCGACCGCTTTGTCGGCTTCGCCTAGCTTCTTTTTTAAGTCATCAACATCGGCAAGGATTGATAACTTTAATGTGCGATTACCGGTTGCCATTAGACCCATTCCTTAATGATGCGATTAAAAGCCTGTTCCCATTTGTTAATCAATTCAGGCTGAATTTTGCGAAGGGTTGGATAGATGAACCAACCTCTTGAACCTCTGCCTTGCCGTCCTGAATATGTAGGGAACTGCTTGAACTTATTAGATCCAAACTCAACTCCACCCCATAGGGTTTGCGTTGTAGCACCACCTGAAAACTTTTGTCTTGCGAAACCATAACGGAACTCACCGATTTTGCTGGACTTAGAGATGCTAACGCCATCTGCGACTCTTTGCGCAACCTTGCCACTCTTTGTTCTAGTCCTAGCTGCCTGTTTAATTTCCTCTGATGCAAAATACGCCAAAGCAGCAGATTGAGTTCTTGCTTCCTCTGTTGCTTGGTCATCCATAAGTTTGAAAGCCTTGTAAATATCACGCAGATCGTTTTTATTGTATGCAATGGTTTCTTTAGCCATTCCTTGCCTCCAATATCTCGATCGCTGTTAATATGTCATCCGCATCAACCCATTCACTCATTGGTATCTTTGTGGCAATTGCCAACTCGACCAATAACCTGTTTAGGCTTCCTGCTTTATGGCTTTTGGGTTTGCATCACCAACGATGACATCCGCTACTGTTTCCATCCAAATATCCATTGGTTTAATGGGCTTATCTCCTGCGAGTTCACGCTTATGTGCATGATAAGCAAGAAACATAAGATCCCAGATACCCAACTTTTCGGATGCCTGACCAATAGTATTTCCTGTCTGCTTTTCCCATTTCGCCCACTCAGGTGGTTGGGCAATGTAAGTTGCTTGCTCACCTGAGTTATATTCAATTGTAATTGGTAACTTCATTTGTTTGCTCCCGTTTTATTTTTTAACTAAAGGTTTCGGTTACTGCGCCCTTAGATACTGTGAATGTGAATGATACTGTCTGAGCATCAATTCCTGAACCACCGGCAGTTGGAAACTCTGGCTTTACTGGAAACACAAATTGTGCTCCGGATGCAGCTGTAAGTGTCATGCTGATGTCTGTATCTGGTGCGCTTTCAGCAGCTGTCCATAGAGCCTCACAAACTGAGTTTGCCTTGCCCCAATCTGCCAACATATCCAACTGGAATGTTCCTGAAATGTTTGTGGTCTTGTAAGCCTCGCCCTCCATGGTCTGATAAACCTGACGCTCATTGACCTTGGTTAAAACTGCGTTTGTCGCTTGTGCTTGAATATCTGTTCCACCTGTGAAAGATAAACCAACATCACGACCGGTAATTACGACTGTTGCCATGATTTCTCCTTATATTGTTTGCGTGTAGTAGGTAGATACTCGAACATCTGCGATAAGCAGCGTTGATGCACCAACTTGAGTAACTGTCGGTCTTTCAACCGAGCTGACAATGTATCCAACTGGAATGACTGCCAGAACACTTATGATTAATTGCTCGATATTGTCGAGCGATGCTGGATTGCTGTTATAGGCAACCGCAACTGAAATAGTAAAATTGATCTTGGCTCTGATATTGCTTTTGCTTATTGTTTCGAATTCTAAATATGGTGAATCAGGCACAACCACCACAGCTGGTGGAATTACTGTTTCAGGCACGAATGAATAAACATTTCCTGCGACAACTGATAAAGCGGTTGCTAAAGGTGTCCGGATCTGTTGAAGAATTGTTTCATTTGGCATTTAGAGAGCCATGCTTTCGGTGTCCATATATGAACCAAGCAAACCAACGCACTTATTGAAAAGTGATCGACCCATTCTAAATGGTGTTGGTGAAAAATCTACTCCTTCGATTTGTCCTCCGCCGGCAAGTCTTGCTTGAAAGACTTCGACTGAAACTGTATAAACGGCTGACTGAACAGCTGCGTTTCCAACATAAGTTGATGCGCCAGAAAGGGTAGCAACTCCGGATGGGATGACATTAGCCTCGAGTATATCGGCGTTAGTGATCGATGCTGAAAAGGTATATTGTCCAAGATTGTCTGCCAGCACAACTCTTGTTCCGTTGTAAGGTGATCCGCATCCTGTGATGACAACTGATTGCCCTTCGGTAAATTCATGAATTCCTAATGTGGTAAATGTAGCAACATTGTCTGACAATGAAGTTGCTTGAATTGGTGCTTTGAATGTAACAAGCATTGGCAGAATAACAGTTTCTGCTGTGTCAATAATTTGGTTTAAATAAGTATCGTTATACAAGGCGGATGACACACCAAGGACGGATCGCAACTCGGTGGCTGTAATTATGCTTGGCATGTCATCTCCTTACTCCCATTAATGGATGCCTAGGATCGGGAGCAACCCTAGGCACTCAGTTAAATTAGGCTACTGCTAGCTTGCGGAATGCGGTTGGGTAGCGATTAACTACGCAAACATATCCGTAGATACCAATTTCAATGCGTCCGTTTGCAACGATATTGGCACGAAGTTCTACTGTGCCACTCTCGTGGAATCGCATTGCTTGTGATGGATAAACCAAAGCATGCTTGGCGTTAGCATCATCACCTGTGTAGTTAGGGCTTACAACTAAATCAAGTCCAGCAACTGTGCCGTTTGTTGATCCTTGTGTAATCACGCCGGCAGCATTTTGTGGTGCTGCTGCTGCAAATAGTGGACGGGAATCAGCTGTTGCTGCAAGCAATCCAGCAAAATCAATTCCGTTTGTTCCACCTGAAGGAGCAACCAATAGTCGGTTTGGTGTGAAGCGCATTACGCCATAGGAATCAGAAATTCCATCAACGATTGATGCGTAGATTGATGCACCAGTTGATGCACTTGCATTCTGTGATGCAATTTGTGCAGCATATTGATCGGTCTTTTGTGCATAAGATGCAGCTAACTCACGAACCAATAATTCTGCGAATGCTGGGTCTGAACGATCAAACAACTCAACATTTACAACATTTGCTCCAGCGAACTTGACGATTGTGTCCTCTTGGAATGTAACAGCGGTGTCAGTTGATGAAAACTCTGAACCTTCTGAAGTTACTGCAACAGTTGCTTGTGTGCCCAACTTAGGTGTGAAAATTTTCATTCCTGTTGCTGGTAGTGGTGCTCGCTCGATTGAATCGATAAATGGACGGCTTGAATCAATTATGCCGATTAGATCACGCAAATAGTTTGGTGGAACAGTTCCAGTGTTTTCAGTAACTGTTGCAATCTGTAATGCTGCAAGTAGGTCACGAGCATCATTGTCGCCACCCAATGCTTTAATTTGTGCGTTTAGATATTGTCCTGCTGTAACATTTGTATCAACACGAGGCTTTGTATATGCCATGTATTGAGCAGTTACAACTGGAGCTTGTGATGCTTCTACCGCTTCGGTTGCGATAGGAGCTTCTGATGTTGTATCAGACACTTTGTCCTCCTGTGTTGTAGTTTCCTCAGCGGTTGCTTCGGAATTCTCTGGTGTTTGACTTGCTGCGACCTCAGCCACTCTTGCGCTGTCGATTGCTGGATCAGTTACCAAACTGACCTCTTGCAAGGAACTTGACTGGATGCGTAACACGCCTTCCACATTTTTCCATTCATTAATCTTTACGCCCACGCTAAAACCATCACGAAGTCCGGTGGCTGCTTCCTCAAGAGCATCATCAGCTCTAAATGTTTTGGCTAAACGAAAAGTCGCTTCCAAGCCTGAATCTGTAGCAGTTATATCGATCAACTTGCCCAATGGCTTTGTTGTTTGGTGCTCAAGTAATAATTTTACAGGCTTTGAAAAATCAATGCTGTCTTTTTCAAATACAGTTAATCCGGCACTTGTTGAACCTTGCTCATCCCAAGTTACGATCTTGCCTGAGATAGTTCGCTTGTTTGTATCGGCAGCTGTTATTTCTATTGGGAAACTAATTTTCATCGAATTAGATCCTCCTCCTCTTGGATTTGCTCAACGCTCATTGCGCCAATGCGGTTTAGGATTTCATAAACTTGCGCACGCTCTAAAGCAGATCCACGCAAGAAATCATCAATGTCAAATCGAGTTTCAATTCCGTTAGGGCAAAAATCCGCAGCAGATAATCTTTGCTCAATGGCAGTTAGGATTGGACGAAGTGAAAAGTCAATCAACGCTTTTCTTTCGGCTAAAGTGTTGGTATAAGTCATGCTAGTTGTTTCAGCAGATACGAAACTTGCCGGAATGCCGCTCGCTCTCGAGATTTCTAGAGCAAGGTATTGACGGGCTTCATTGAGTTGAAGTTTGGCAGGATCGAAACCTAACGCTTGCAATTCAACATCAGCATTCAAGAATGCAGTTGCTCTTGTTGATCTTGACACTCTCCAAGATTCTAAAAGTTTTGTAATTCGCTCTGGAGTAAGGTTTGTGCCATTTGATTTCAATACCATTTGTGGCATTGGCTCTTTGGCATACATCTCAGCTGCTTTTTCTAACTCTGCTGCTGCTTTAATTGTGCGACCTGCTCGATTTAAGATTCCCTCATCTAAACCATTAAATACAATTAAACTACCTAGACCAAATGGCGGAACTCGTTTTCCATCAACTGTGTAGTATTCGATTTCAGTTGAGTTTCCATTTAGTGAAGCAAAAACTCTATTTGGTGCAATTCTTGTCCATGCACGAATTCTTGAAGCATCGGTTGCAGCATAAGCATCCATAACCATTCCATACGCAACTCCGTATAAAAGCAAGTCCTCAGCGATCCACGCATATATTGCTGATCCTGCAACTCTTGGATCTGGTTGCATGATTACTCTGTTTGGTCTTACATGCTCATTTGTAAAATGATTATATTGCTCAAGTGGTAATGAACCGATTGTTGAACAAATTATATTTCTTGCACGAGCACCGGAAGGAATAGCCATGTATTGTTCACGAGTTGCGGTTGTAGTTCCAAATAGAATTCCGCCAACTAATTGCTGAGAGTTGTAAGGTGCTAATGCAGCTGCAACATCTACTGGATTTGCTTGCTGATTTGATCTTGCTGTAAATCGATCGAATAATCCCATTAGCACATAATATACCATAAAGACAAATTATCCGACTTGAATATCAATCTCCGTTTCAGGTTGTGTCGCAAAATATGTTGCGAGACTAGAAGCCACCGCTGCACAGACGGCGACTCGACTAGCCCTTCTTCCAATAACCCAACTGCCATCCCCAAATGGCAATTTGGCTGCTGAAAGTGTTTGTTGGGTCAATTCCTCCTGACCCCCATGCTGTAATCGATGGGAATTTATTGCGCCCAGCCACCGATCACAACTTTCCGCATAGATTGCGCCATCCATGTCGGTTATGGGTATTCCAGCCGGAACTAGCCGACTTGCAACAGCTTGTGCAGTCCGTTTGGAATACGCCACAGTTTGAGTGTTATATCGTCTTACATAAGGAGCAATATCATTTGCAACCGCTAAATCATTTAGGCTGTAATCATTTGACCAAGTGTGAAGCAAAACTAAATTAAATCTTTCTCCTGGTAATTTCTGAGTTGCAACTAATGCGCCAAATTTTCTATCTGGAGATAAATCAAGTCCAAGCCAAGTTGGTGCTTCCGGATCTAAAGGTATTGGATCGGTCTGACACAATCCCCACTTTTGTGCATCAATTGCTGAATTGATTGTATCTACCCATTGCGCCAAAACCTCTGTGCGCACAATATCTGGAGGATCGTTAATAACTGCTTTTAAGTTGTCTGGATGAATTGTAATTCCTAATGACGGATTGGCTTGAGCGAATGCATCCCAATTTATCTCACCTGACGGAAGCAAGATAGGTGCATCGGGTTCAGCACTCCACTCAAACCAACCAATCGGATCGTTAGTCGTGGCTGACGCTAACGCCCTCTCACGCAATTTGTTTAGGATTACGGAATGCTGATCACCAGCTGAGG